TGTCTTCCATTGAGTTCTACCCCACCAGGAAGTTTGACTCCAGTAAATTTCATCATATTTTGTCCCCACTGACGCTTAATCAGTGAAGTGAGATATGGTTTTATAAAAGAATCATTCCAAACTCTAGAATAATCATTCGGATCTAATGTTGCATAACAATCAATTATAAGATATTGATCTACTCTTACTGATCCCCAATCAATATCCAAATAAAGTCTATCTTGCCTTTTATTAAATCTAATTTGTTTCTGGGTATTTAGAAGAAAATCCAAATCTTCCAAATATGTCTTGACCATTGCATAACTTAAAAGTTCAGTTGTTCCCCAATAGTAAATATCATTTAAAAATAATTGATATTTTACACTGAACATATTATTAGTGATGGTATTAGCACCATCAAATAAAAATAGTTTATTGACACCAATTACATTTGGAGGAACTTGCAAATAATTACTATTTTCTTCGTATGTAAATGTTGTTGCAGTTCCAACTATATTTGCAGTTGCTGTGGTAGTTGCGATTCCTACCGCAACATTATTTCCTCTTGACCTTCCTCTATCAATATCATTTTGAGTTAGTTTATACTTATAAAAAGTTGGATAAACTCCATCAAAGTGTCTTTCTTGGAAAAATTGAATTGCATCATCAACTAAATCTTCAATTTGTTCATCTGCAACATTAATTTCTAAAACTGGCGCTCCCAGTTTTCTTTTGCAGTAGTCTATTAATTCTTGCCTAGTAGATGGTTGCGCCATTATTTTCTACTTTTTAAATATTTATAGTTTAATCAGATCTTTAAGAACTTCCTGTTGCTTCAGATATAATTTCATATATGCTTTTGCAATAGTCTTAATTTGTTCAATATCTTCGATCGAATCAATTTCAATACAGGCTTTCATATATTCAAAACTTTTGGAAAGATCTTCCAGTTCAATTTTATCGGGATCCATTCACTAAACTCCTAAGTAAATTTTTAATTTCATCAATATCATCTTTCATACTAGCAAGTTCTTCTTCTATATTCTGTACTTTTTGAGTCTCTTCATTTTTAGCATTTCTTCTGGAAACATACTCTTGGTATTCTGACATATTTGTGTTAATAATTGAATTTGTATTTTGATCTCTCATTAAATGGGAGTATCCTTCAACTTTCAAATAATCCATTTTATGCTAAAGCAATAACTCTTAGATCCTTAATTCTTGGAACATAAACTTGATTTGTTGAAGTTAATACTAACTTAATTCTATAGGATTTGAAAGAAGGTAATTTATCGATCGTAAATACATATTCTTTAAATTCAATGTCAGATGCTTCAAATCCTAAAGATTGTGTTGGAGTTACAAATACGTCTGATCTTCCATCACTGTCAGCAAAACTGATAACTTCATTTTTAGTGTTTAAATTCAGATATCCTGGGAATGGAACAAATACTGGATTAAAGTTTGACTTATCACTAATTGCATAAAGTGCTCTTACGTCACAGTATTGATTGATGTGCGCGTTCAGAAGAATCTTAATAGAACTTGCTCCATTTTCTAGATTAATTTCTTTAGAAATGTATTGGAATGCAGTTGGGTCTTGATCAATAGTATTAACTCTAGAATCAGTTGCATAGTTTGTAATAACACTATTAACTCTGTTTGAAGTTAATATTGCGGAGACTCTTTGAGTATCGATAACAGGACTTAATCTAGAATCTACAGTATCAAGTTCCATTCTAAGATTCATTGATTTGTTTCCAGGAAGATTCAATAGTTTTTCATTTTCATTAACCTTAGAACATATGATTCTTGTACTATCTAAGTAGTTTGGTTTCCCAATGCTAATTGGTTCAAATCCATTATCAATAAATGGAATTTCATTGCCACTTATGCTTGATCCTGTTACAGTTCTAAGCGAAGCACTTAAGGATGTTCCTCTTACAGTTAAATTCTGAATAATAGGTGTAATAATTTCGTAAGGCATATTTTGAGTTGCCTTAGTACTATATCCACCTGCAGACTTGGTTTGGTTAATATAAAGTCTAGGATAACCAGTGTCACTAGTTCTACCAATACCATTTGAACTCATATCAAGTTTAACGTGATAGGAATCAAATGTTATTGGTTCCGATACCGTTGCATTATTCAAATAATGTGTTTTATTAATTCTTCTTAGAGATACTCCACCCAATTCATATTTGTAAACAGGAGTTCCAACTGGATAATTCTTTGGATTTGAACCTCTAGATATATTCCCTCCAATTAAATTACCAGAAACAGAAGTGTATTCAATAATTTCATCACCTATTAATACGTATCCTGGATTAGTTGTTCCAACACCTACATTTTCAAACGTAGAAAAATTAGTTGCATTATCAACACTAATTGATCCAGTAGAATTAGTATTGTAAGCAACACTAAGTTTTGTTGGAATTACATCAGATTGTGCATTTAAAATGGTAACATAATTTTCATCCGAATACATTCCGTGGTTTTGATGATTTACTTTAATGTGCAATCCATCACTGATTGTATCGATAGAATTGACTAACACACCTCCACCAATTGATGCATTTAATGAAGTCGTTACTCCAGAATTATTGATATATTGTACAGTTTTTGCAGATCCTACTACAAACTCACCTTGAACATTATCAAGAATTAACTGATTTGTGCTTGCAATAGAAACAATGGAGAATCTTGCATTTCTTCCTACCGTAATAGATCCAAATGTAGTAATTCCAACAACATCACCAACCTGATATCCAACACCACCGCTTGTGATAGTTGCTGCAACAGCTACACCATTAGATACCGTTACATTTGCTGTAGCATTTTTTCCACTTCCAGTGACTGTTACAAGATTAATATTATCGATTGTTAATCCACCACTAGATGGAGTATATCCAATTCCAGAATTAATTACATTCAGAGTTCCTGATGCACTTCCAGCCGCTCCAACATAATTTGCACTTGCGTTAGTTCCTTGTTGAATAATTGTGTTTCCTAAAGTTAATCCAGAATCTTGAACGGTTGATCCAAGTCCTACTCTAATTTTTCTAGAAATTAGGCTGAGGGAATTTGGCATTAATGTTGGAATTTGCTTATTTCCTTCAGTTAGTTCTGGACTGTAGAAATCAACAGTACCTGAAGTTAGGAAGTCTGCTCTATAAAGAGTGAATTTGAGATCTTCCCATTGACTTGCTTCCCAGGTTGATGCATTCTGGGACTTAAAGAGTGATCCTAGATATGGTTGATTAGAGATAAATGTTTGAGTCAGTAAATCATTTTCACCAATTCTGGAAACATAGACACTATATTTCGTTGAGTTTGATGCGAGACATATACAATACTCTTTACCACCTTCCAGATAAACCGGAGCATCAAAATTGAATGTAGTTGCTACAGATCCATCTGCTGAAGTCTGTATATCGCCTGGATCTAAAGTAATTTCTGAAAATGGAAGGATTCTTTGAGTTGGAAATCCATTCTGCATCGTTCTTAATTGGAACGTTACAGGAATATCCATATCATCTTTAGATCTAAAGAACACCTCACACTTAGTTAAGAATACTCCAGTCTCATCTTCAACCAAGAAAGATTGGGCGAGTGGATCATACCAACCAACAAGAACTTGCCTTGAGGATTGTGATAAAGTTGTGCCACCTACAACTTGAGTGCCAGTGGTTCTAGATACTGCTCTTTCTTCAAACTCTTGTTTGTTCTGAATTCTTGCATTTCTTACAGAAATAATATTTTCCTGAACAGTCTCTAGAGTTCCGCTAGAAATAAATCCTTCTTCTGCAATTGTAGTAGCAACGTTTTGGTCATTTGTGCTGCTATTAACTAAAGTAAATGTCTTAGTTCCAGTTTCAAATTTTGGATGAATGTTGGTATTTGGATTTGGAACAAAGAAACTTCCGATTAAAGTTGCAGATAGGTCTGATACTAATCTTACATTGGTGAGAGTTGCTTGTGCCCCACTGGTCTGTCCAACTAGGATCATACCAGATTCTATCCACCCACTGTACTCTCCTTGTGGTTGATTTGAAAGGGAGAAAGTATCAATGTTTAGAATGTTAGATGTTGATGAATAAGTTGACTGGAGAATTTGTCCAGTATAAGGATTACTTGGGTATGTAGTTGTTGCTGCATTATATGGACCTTCTCTATGGTTAGACTGTGCAACTCTAAATGAAATTCTAGCAACGTCTTGTCCTAGATTTGGGTTAAGTCCAGTATTTTGGACAGTTCCAATAATTTTTTCTCCAACTTCAAAAGTTCCAGAAATCATAGAAATTTCTAATAATTTTGGAACACAGTAGCGAGTTACATTAACACCATCAAAGAAAGCATATATCTGTGTTAGTGGTTTGAGTTTCTTAGAAACAAATTGAATGTTTCTAGAACGCATATAAGGAATGAGATTTCTACTTACAACACGATCACCAACCGAAGTATTATCAAATTGTTCGGTTACAATCGTTCTATTTCCAGTTCTAGTCTGAACACCTGTATCTCTAATTTCTCTTAAATTATCTTGAATTACTGATGTTGTTTGAGCTTCAAATACGTTTCTAACACCCCCACCAGGTTGTCCTAACCACCCACGGAACTGTCCACCAGATGTTTCAGTTCTTATTCTTGTAGCATTGATAACTTCTTGGCCAGTCCAGTTGGTTTCCCAAGCATTCCAAACAATAGGAGCAAATCCAGTCTGTGGATCTACATTTAAAGTTCTTACTGCATTAGAAAGAGTTTCTGCATAGTTTCCTTCTGCTTGAATAATCTTGGCTTCCAATCTTACAGTATCAACCCAAGTATCTGATGCTGGCGATAGTTCTAATGATCCTTGCCAGAAACTGATTAAGAAAGGAGTAACACTTTCTGCTCTAGTTGCGAATGATTGCTTTAACCATTCAACTTCAGCATAGTCTAATGTAACGACATCTTTAGACTTTCTAACATTAACTCCTTCTATGGGAGTAAATGCAAGATCTTCTGTTGGATCTACTCCAGTTACTGGACCAAAAATTAAATCAACTGAGTTTGTGTAATGTCTTGGTCTTAATTGCTTATTTGCTATATCAATACTATTCTTATAAAGAACAGAGTCTTCCTGTGCTAAGAGTGATGTAAAGTTATCAACAAAGAATCCAGATTTAAATCTGTTTAAACCGTCTCCATCAGGAATAAAGAGATTTGCAGTGTTTGTTTCTAGTAAAGAAAGTGCAGTATAATATTCAAGGTTTCTAATTCTATTTTCAAGTTGTTTAATATCAACCATTCTATATCTCTTATGTTCTAAGAATTGAATGGCTGCTTGAGATGTATTATACAAGTACGCTGGTAGATTTACTGTAGCAATTTCTAGAGCATCATCTACAGAAACTGGTTTTTCTGGTCTTTCTGATGGAACACCATACTTAACTTGGAATTTTCCTTCTTTAGTTAAATAAATTCTATCAATTCTTCCAAGATAGAATGAGAATGATGTTAGAATAGACTCGTCAGATGCTAAAATGTTTCTAGAAGAATTGCCAGAAGCATTAAAAGTTCTCCCATAAAATTCTAATGGAGATCTTGAATCTGCACTAACTGTATATGTTGATGTTTTTGGACGGATATCAATAATATCAGAATTTCTTATATTATTTACAGTTTGAATTTCTGTTCCATAATCAAAAGTATTGTAAGAATTGACAGTTGTGATATCTCCATCATCATTTGATTCATAATATCCATTAGAAAAATATATTTTTAAGTTTTTAGTTGGTTCTTGAGTTCCTACTTTCCTCTTAATGGTTCCGTAGTCATAGAAAGTTGATTCTTGACCGTTTGTAAATGTAAAATTAGAAGAAATATCAAAACTTGGTGAATTAATTGTTTGAACTATTGCTTGAGCCTGTGATTCTTCAAATCTTAATGTTTCACCTTCTTTAAATGTTTTTTGATTTTTATAGATAAAGGAAATTTTTGTATCGTTAATTTTTTCTGTAAAAATAGCAACGGCACCACTAGTTTGGCCTGTTACTCTTTCACCAATAATTAAATCTGAAGTGGTTGCGCTTGTGGTAGTGATAGATGAAAGATCTATTGTTGGAGCAGATGCACTAGATGTATTAACAGATTCAAAAATGCCGTGAATTTCTATAATATCTGAATTGTTTAGGGAAATAATATCATCTTGAACTCTAGTTCCAAATGGATAATTTCCAACTAATAATCCATCATTTAAAGTGGTAGTACCAATTCCAGAATATTCATATTTTGATTTATCTACAGTAATATAATTTACTCTATTTTTTCTCTTTACTTTTGCTTTTGGTTTAATTTTTCTAGTAGTTGCAATTAGAGTCGCATTGGTGTCTGTAGATGTGGATAAATTATATACCGCTAACTGAGTTCCTGTTGAATCAATTTGAACTTTATCGGATGTTAGAACTTCGGTTTGTCCGTTAGAAGTTACCAATGCATATCTTTCTTCATCAAAAGGTAAGAAAGTTTGATTTGCTCCAGCAGTGACTGTAGTTGTTTGATTACTTGAAATATTAACAGTAAAAACTGTTCTAATACCAAGAACTGCATTTGTTAAATCTACATTTGAGATGTTAACCTTTGGTAATCTGGTGTATAAAGTGCTATCAGTTGATGTTTCTAGATTTGTTGTTAAAATTTTAAAATCAGTTACATTTAGTGATGATGAAGGAAGTTGCCCTGAAGCAATGCCACTAACTCCAGTAACACCACTTACAATAATTGTAGTATTACCTGCTCCTACAACTTTTGCAACAATAGGATCTCTGCTGGTTGGATCGCTATATTGAACTAGATTTCCAATTCTAACAACTTTACCTGGGAATAAAGTATTTGGACTTGTTACTGTGCTTACTCCACCCGATAATACACTAATGGTTGCGATTCCAACGCTAAATCCTGTTGATTGGATAGCATCAGCAGAAAAAGTTGATGCTGATCCAACAATCCCATATACAGATTTTACGTCAGAAATTCCATAGGATGTAATTGCGATTGCTACTCTTGAATTTTCAATACCATCAATAATAAATGATTCATTTAAAATAAAATCACCTGTTTTTTCGTAAACAGTGACAGCAGTTCCTGCAACAACATTATCTTTAATAAATGCTGTTGCTCCACTATTTTTACCTTTAATAAAAGTAGGAACAGATAGTGTAATTGGTTCGTTTACAGTAATTTCTGTTGTTGTTTGAACATCATATAGTGAAATATTCCATTGATTAAGATTTGCATTAGATGCATCATATGCGCCTGATTCTAGTCTGAAATCATAAACTCTTGCAACACCAATTTCTTTTCCTGCCGATGCTTTTTGATCAGAACCAACTCTTGAATCACGTAAACTTAACACATAAGTGTTGCCAACTCCTATTTTTGGAGCTCCATAAACCCTATTTAATTTTAAAGTTGGTCCAGTATTATAATTTAGAGATTGATTTTCTAAAGTTTTAGTTGTTCTTGGTTTGGGGCAGTCTAAAAATGTTGAACTTATTGTTTCGCATTCATATCCTCTAACAAATGCTTTACCTGGAGAAATTTGATAAACTGCTAGATCATTTGAAGGTGTGGATCCACCATATGTAAATTGTCCAGCATTAAAGATGCCATTATTTCCTAGATTGTTGTTTAAAGATTCTTTTAAAGACGCATCAAAAGCATTAACATAATAGTCTCCAGATTCTGCGTAAGTTCTTCTTGCAAGTTCATCTGTTATGCTATTGTATGGTGTTGTCTGTTGGGATCTAATAACACCTTCTTTTATTGTTGCTAACTCTACAAAATTACCGTCATCAAAGTCAGTATTTGGTTTCTTTGATAAAGTAGCAGTAATTTTTAGTCTATCTGCTCCAGGAGCCGCATAATTATTAAATCCTTGCGAATTATCATTTAATGACTCATCGATTTCGGAGGTAACAATTTCCTCACTTACAAACAATCCGACTCTGTAGTTCGGTGTATTTGAATATTGATCGAGAATTAAGGTCTCATCATTTACGGTTACGAATTGACCTCTAATAAAATAGACACCATTTGTAATAGAAAATGCTGATCCGATAGAAGTTGCATTTTGTGCTAGTGTTGATGCAAATGGTTGTCCTGCAGTAATTAATGAATTTCCTAGAAGACCTGAGGTTATTTGTGTATTACAAGATAACAACTCGCCGTCAGAAAACTGTTGGGTTGAATTATTTTGTGTATTTGATGAAAGATAATTAATGTAGAGCGTTAGATTACCTCTCTCAGAATCAGTTGGCAGTAAAATCTTATCTACTACTGCTGTTACACCTGATGTTTGTCCGGTAATTTTTGTACCAACTAGTTGATCAGCATATGCTGATACAGGAACACCAAGGTAAGTATTTTGTAGTTCTACTGCATAATAAAGTTGATTGTATCCAGTATTTCCTGGAATAACTTTGGCACCTTCTTTAAAAAAGTGCTGACCAAACTTTTCAATTTGATTTTGTAATATTGATTGTAGAGTAGTTAACTCTCTTGCTTGAACAGGATAACCTGGTTTAAAAAGAACCCTATAATAGTCATTATTTGCATCAAAATCATCAAAATATGGAGCTACGTTGAGGTTAGTTTCCTGAGACATAATTCTTTAGAACTGCAAAATGACTTTGATATCTTCTTTTTGATTGGATGACCTAGTAATAGCTGGTCTATTATCTACGTAGATAATGTTTCCAGAGTATTTTTTAACCTCGGGGGAAGCAATACCGTTCGTAAATTCTTGACCAAGATAATATGTCCTACTATTTATTACTGTTGATATACCAGAGAACGATGTGTTTATTGATAGGTTTGAACCAGACGATGGCACGATGGTTAAACTTCCTCCAGTGCTTGGAGAACTTGTAAATTCTGTTAAATCAAATCCATAAGTAGGATTTGTGATTGCAACTCCAACTGTAGTAAATCCTGCAAGAGAACGATCTTGCCAGTACTTAAGAACTCCGGTGGTTTGGTCATAACTAATTACTCTTCCGACAGCAGTAGTTGCAGTCGCTACAGTTTGAGTAAAATAAGAGTCTGCTGTAAAAGTTGCTGAACTATAACCAGTTCCTGCAAGTCTTAAAGCATAAACTGCGCTTGCTTTATCAGAAGTTAATAAACTTCCAGAACTTACTCTTGGACCTTCAACTACTCCTACCCTTGCAATTTGATTTCCAGTAATAAAATCTGGATTTTGAGTATCGTTTTCTATTCTAGAATATAGAAGAACATTATATGCGCCAAGTTCACGATAGATGTCAGCACCGTGGCCACCTTTAGGAGAAATAATAACGTTAAAAGTTGGTCTAGTTGTTCCCGTTGGAACATTACCTGCGATTAAATCGACGTTTCCATAAGTGTATCCAGAACCTTGACTTGAAACGACTACTGATTCTACTTTTTGATCGTTGTTAATTACAATCGTACACTCTGCTCCTGTTCCATCCCCTTTAATAGGAACTCTTGTATAAGTTCTGTTAGCAGTGCCTAATCCAACTCCTCTGTTAGTAATGGTTATTATTTTAATTGAACCATCTACAGCATTATCTCTTACTGCAGAATTATCTGATGAAGACTCCCAATTTGCAGGAACTGGAATAAAATCAGAGGTTTCAAATTTTGCAACTTCTGATGGTTTTAATGTATAAAGATATTTCCAAAGATAACCATCACCACTTGTCCCAGCAGACCTTGGTTCCAGATCAGTAAAAGTTGGTTCATCTAGTGATGGTTTGCCATTTGGAGTATCTGGAGTGGTTCCATTTTGTAAACAAATATAAACTCTATAATCACTGTTCAAAACATAATAAGATGCAGCATACAAGTTTGTTGCTCCGGATACTTTAGCAGTATTTGATCTGCTATAGTCGTGACGATACATATCATATGTTGTTCCCGAAGACCAAACTCTCTTTTGAACAACCTGTCTTACATCAGACGCATTAATCTTTTTCAATGCAACCATTGTGTCCCAATAACTATTTTCTTCATCAAAAGAATCTTTTGGTGAAGGGGGATTTGTGTCCCAATCAGATTGAATTTCTGTGGGGTTTGGTAATCCAATAAAAGAATAATATGAATTACCAGAAGAACTTACCCCAGCAACAAAATTCTTTGCATTTAATATTCTAATCTGATCAGTTATAATTGCTGCCATTTGACGGTTTTTTTATCTATTTATGAAATGTAATTGAGGTATTTGAGTGAAGAACTTCTTCTAATCATTGTGCCAGTTGCTATTCCTGCATATCCATTTGTAGTATATGCATTATAAGAAACTTCTTTTTCTCTAGTTCCTAAAGCAACTCTTCCCCAACTATATTCACCAAAGAAATTACTAAATCCTATACCAGAAAGACCATTATAAGAAGTAAGACTTGCGGTAACTTTAGCAATATATGTCACACCAAGACCAGGAGTAGAAGTTTGTGCAATAGAAACTGCAACTGCTTGATAAACATTATCTAAGAATGTGCTTCCAACCCCCACAGTAGATCCATTTGAGTCTAATGATGTGACTCCTTGACCTACGTTAGAATTATGAATTACAAAATAATAACCAGTAGTAATACCACTAATTGTAGTGAATCCAGTAATTGATGAATTTCTTAATGGAGAATCTTTTGGAATTACAAAATCAAATACAATTCCTGTTGAAGCAACACCAACGGTTGTTGTTGATATGCCAGTAATAATACCAAAGTCACCTTCATAAGTAACCACAGTATTTTCTTCTACGGAGAAAGATGGGGGAGCAATTAAAACATTAGGAACGCTTGTTGAAGTATATCCTGTTCCTGGACCAGTTACAGAAATTGAAGTTACAATCCCTGCAGTTATGAAAGAAGTGGCAGTGGCAGTTGATCCAAATCCAACACTATTTTCAATTGTTACTATAGGAGCACTGGAATAACCAGATCCACCATCAGAAATTATAATCGATGAAATAGTTCCACCAGTAGAAACAATTGCTGTTGCAGATGCAGAAACTTTACTATCTTGAGACAGTATTATGACATCTTTTTGGAAATTAAGAGTGGTATCATTTTCATTTAATGGGTTAAAGAATGGACGAATAGAATCTACAAATGCCACAGTTGATCCAATCCCTACTGACTGAATTAAATATGATGATGGATAGATCAGAGCTTCATAAAGAATTCTATCTTTACCAATTTCTTTTTCATTAATAATTCTGTCCTCAGTTTGTCTACACCAAGTAACTGGTCTTAGTGTGGTTGCATTATTAACTAAACCTGGACCATAATATGGAATAGTTTTAACTAGATCAGTAGAATCTATAGAACTCACATTTCTTTCAGTTTCTTGTAAGGTTGCTGGTTGTCCTATAGATGAATCATAACCAATAGTTAAGTCATCACCAACTTTAACTGTTTCTAAAACATTTCTTTCAATAACATCGATTGATCCACTTCCTCTATAGAAAATGATCTTACATAAATCTCCAACTTTAGGTGCCTCTGTAAACGTAATTACACTTCCACCCGCGAACTGATATCCAGATCCTGGAATTTGAAGTACATCATTTAAGAATATGAGAAGATTATCTTGAATATTAATATTTGAACCTCTTGCGGATCTTATAGAAATCAACGATCCAGCAACTCTTAGTGGGAAAGTAACTCTGGATCCATCAAATAAATCTTCTATATTATCTAAAACTTGCAGTTCTCCAATTGACCATCCAGTAAATTTATCACTGATTGTATTTTGTATTGAAATTTGGAATTCTTTGTATGTCTTAGTTGGATCTGTGGGAATACCAACGGTTCCTCCAATAGAAACTGTTAATATCTCTCCTTGACCATAACCATATCCAAGATTTTTGATTTCGAAATCAATTATGCTTGATCCTTGCCCAACTACCACATCAACAGTTGCTTGACTTCCCAATCCAGTTGGTGAGGAAGAACTGTAAACCAATGGTAGATTTGAATAAGAAAGGGGATCATCAATTATTACATAAGGTGGATTCGATGATGTGTAACCAGTTCCTGGGTTGGTAATTGCAATACTAACAACGTGTCCGTTATTTACAATGGCAGTTCCAATAAACTGAATTGATGGAACTCCTGTGCTAGATGTTGCAACTCCAACTCTTACATTCTGAACTCCTGATCTATATCCAGAACCACTGTTACCAATACTGATTGAAGAAATTGTTCCTAATCCCGAAACTATTGCAGTTCCGCCAGCAGATACTAGAGGTTGATAACCAAAACCTTCTGTTGATCCAACAGAAACTATTACGCCACCCGATGGGAGTGAAGAAGTGTTAACATCATATGCAATAGATGTAGCAGCTCCAGTAAAGGTTAGTGTTGTAACACCAACAGATTCTGATAGATTATAATCATTTGATATCCCAGGACCTTGGAAAATATCATTAATTAAAATGACCGCATTTTCCGTAGAAATTCCTGTAACGTTAGTGCCATCGGATCTTAAATTAAAGTTCTTGGTTTTTCCATCAAACTGATTGGAAATATCATTAAAGACATAATTTTTATAGTAAGTTTCGTTGGTGCCGGCAGGAGTTCCTGACCTTAAGAATGTTCTCCCTTGGAAACTGGAACTAGTGGACACACCAATCCAATCTCTTTCATCTGGTCTATTTGTTGATGTAGAAAGTGGAACATTTCCATAAGGAGCCTCTACAAAATTCAATACATTATCTACAATGTTGTAATTTCCTACTACCTTTGTAACGATTGTTCCTGTGGAATATCCTGCGAGAGATGTTCCCATCCAAGGTCTACGAACTCTGAAGGAATTTGTGCTCCCAACACCAACAGAATCAATTCGCATTATTTCGCTACCAATTCTGATTAAATCACCACCAAAGAATGATGTTATTCCACTTACATAAATCAAGTCATCAGTACTGAATGCGTTAGTTGATAAAGTTGTTGTTTGTGCTGTAGAAACGACAGGTGACTGGATAAGATTATCAATTGCAACGATTACTTTTGCATTTTGATTAATTGCAGTAAATGCGTGAGACGTTCCAATTCCAACAGAAGTTATATTTAAAACTTTTGGTGTTAGACTTAATGCATCTTCTGCATTTCTCGCTAGTTTGATTGTGTTTTCATTTACCTTTACAATATAAACACTTGATGGTAGTTTATCTGTTGTCCCTATACCAACACCAAAATCTGTAGAAGCAATACCAACTGCTTGTGTGCTTCCAGCACCTGGATTTGTATAAGTAACTTTTTCTCCAGTAACAAAGAAGTGATTTGGAATAGTTATTGTATCTAGATCAGTATTTGCTATAGAAACATTGCTTCCATCAAAATCTCTTCTAAAAATTTGGAATCCTTTATGTTTTAAATCAAAGGCACGTTTAATGTCTCTTTCTGTTCCAAAGTAAGTTCCATAATTTGTTTCAATACTTCCGTTATTAAATGATACAACATCTTTTTCATCATCCTGATGTCTTAGTGCATTGAAGAATCCAACAATTCTCGTATCAATACTTGCTAATGGAGTAAAGGTTAGTTCTGTTGCTGATCCATTCTTTCTTACCCCAAAAGTTCCAAGTCCCGAATTAGTTTCAACATTACCAAATTCAACGATGTAAGTTTCACCAACACTTTCATCAGTTTGATCATCTAAAAGAACAATTTCGGATAGTTGATATCTATTGTTGGTAGTATCTGCAACTTGAACTAAACAATATGAACAATCATAATCTCCTGGGTAAGATATAATTGATGTTGCAGTTGGAGATCCTGATGATGATATTGAAGTTGATATGCCTTGAAGTCTAGCGTGTTGCATATCATAAGTTCCGATACCAGATGACGTTCCGCCCAAAATTGTTTGGAAAGTATTCAAAGTTACTGCAACTCCAACATTTGGATAAAAATCGACCTTAAGTTGAGATCCGGAGATATAAGGATAATATGTTCCCAAACCAGAACTAGAATATGCATCCGAGGAATGATCTGTAACTTGACCATATTCAAGCAATTCGACATTAGTTCCGTCGTGAACAATATTCAGTTCATCAAATTCATATTGTCCATTTGGAGCGGTAATTTCCACTAAAACCTTAGCAGAATTATACGTTGTGCCGACACCAACTATATTTGTTGATCCCGAAGAAACAAATCCACTACTTGTTTTTACGGTAACTAAATCTCCAAAATGAGATGTACCTATTCCAAGCATAGAATCTTTTAGATTATACGATAAAGTAGTGATATTGTAATCATTAACTGAATAGTTAATTGGATTAAATGTTAAGACTCCTTCAGATCCATCAACAATAAAATCGAATGATCCCAAGTCATATGAAGATTCTAGTCTTGCATATTGATTGAGATAACCTATTCCACCATCGTGCAATAGAGATACCAACATCAATTGTCTTTGGCCTACATACCTTCTATCAGAAACATAAGTAATATACTTTTGTGCTCTAGCATCTGTCAGAGCAAATCTATGAGCTTCAGAAAATCTTGTAGATCTTGGATTACTATTAAATTGAGAACTTAAATCATCAATAGACAGAACTCTGTTTCCTATTGACTCGAAATAATCAGTTAAGACTCTATTTGCGAAAGTTATTTCATTTGAAAAAATACTTTCAGATCCAGATAAAGAATTTTCTCTTACCAAATCAAAATCAGTTACGCAGTTTAAATCTACGGATCCAACAATGTCTACAACAACATCAATATATGTTTTTTCAGTTGATAACCCAACTGACATTGAGTTAGAATTTTTTGTTTCGAGTTGATATTCTGCAAACTTTTTGAATCCAGTTGTATGGTTTAAAGTGCTTACAGCATCTTTCCAAGAATCGTAACTTATTTCAGATTTAATTGAATATGAGAAGTTTTGGTAAAAATCATTATCTTGAATTCTTTCTGAATTAGCATTTAGGAATCCTGCATTTGTTTGCCATCCATTATCAACAAGAGATGATGATTCCAAATTAAAGAAAGAATCTGCAGTATCCACGATACTTGCAATTCCTTGTGATTTTGAGGTTGATCCTTCAATTATTTCACCAACTATAAAGTTTTCTTTCGATACAGCTCTTAATTGATTTGTAATTGAGTTCCAACCATCAACATATCCAGATGTGGAGTTAGATTTTATATTTTCTCCAACCAAATAATTATTTTTTTGAAGATCAATGCTAAATGTTGGGAAGTGCTTCTGGGGAATTATTCTTCCAGAGGAATTTATAGAATCATAATTTCCTGGGAATTGTGATGCAGAAAGTAGTCCATCAAGACTATAGGATACTGATCCTATTCCGCCTCTATTTTCAGTAACAGATGTGAGAGTAAAAAGTTTGTAATTATAATTTTCAGAATTATACCCTAAACCAGTTGATCCAACACCAACACTAATGTTTTCAATAAGGACTTTATCATTCGCTGCAAATGGGAATGATTCTGCAGTGCTAAAACCAACAGATAAAATAACAGTTACTTCTTTCGTTATTGAATTATATCTGATAGATCCAATTCCAACACCATTGGAGTTTTGTATTGGTAAAATAGTTGGAGTAACATTGTTCAAACTATAAGCATTTCTGCGTATTTCTACCTGATTTTTTCCTAAAGTATATTTTAGATCAATTTCTGGAACAAGTTCATTAGTCTTCCCATCAAATACAAGAAGTTTGGGTGATGTATTGTAACCTCTACCAAAAGAAGAAACACCCACTGACTTAAGTGATGATAGTGGTTCTACTTTGATGATCTGATTTAAAGAAACACTTGGTTTCAATGTAAAGTCACTTGGAAAATCAAATCCAACATCATTAATTACTGTCTTTTTAATTTTTCCGATTGAAGAACTCGATGCTTCTATCAGAGCGTTTCTTCCAAGATCAGTAACAATCGTAGAAATTCCAGGTAATGCATAGTAATTTTTGCCCTTGTTTGTTACTTCAATATCGGAAATGGCACCAAAAGCACTTACAGAATCAGTTGTATACCTAATACTAGATGCAGAACCAATGTACGAATCATTTTCTGGTGTTTGTGGTATTGTATATGTAAATGTAGTTGAAGAAATAGATGTTATGGTTTGTTTTCCGTTATACTTGCTTGATACTATTTCAATTTGATTATTTAAAATTACATCAGAATCGACATTAATTTTTTTCTTTTCTTCTGGGATTGTACTATCATAAACTGGGGTTAATTTATAATACAATCTATCAGGAATGTTATCATTAACAGTTAAAACTACTTTTGCGTTAGTTGCAACTCCAACTGTCCCCGATCTTTGAATTTCAAATGTATTCTGTTCCTTGCTTGATTCAAAGAGTTGTGTAAAATTACTATCTTTATAAAAATCTAAACTAAATGCTGGATATCTTTGTGACTGATTTATATAAGATAGAGAAGAATCTGATAAATCAAAAGTTACAGTGGAATCTTTATAAAGTGTTAATTGAGGGTTGATTGGTAAAATAGTTCCAGAAGAAGAACTTGTAATTCCAACTGATACTGGTTTTTCTACAGTAGCATTATAGAAAGTTTCAGATAACTTAATATTATTTTTATCTACTGTGATTACATAATATTCTTTTTCATTCTGAAGACCACCAGAAGGTGCTGTTGAAGTGTGAATTACTTTTTGTCCACTATACAATTGGTGATTTTGTAGAGTAATTGTATTTGTGGAAGTGTTTACTCCAGCAGTAACAAAAGATTTTGGATTTACAACAGCCTTTCTATTGTAATCATCATACTTTACCGTAAATGTGGTTGAGATTGATGGATTTACCTCGACGTAAACAATATCATTATTACTTAATCCGTGGGTGGAGGCACAGGAAACAGTTGCAAGGTTTCTTTCAATTGTTCCGGTAATGACATCAAAATTAGTTTTTAAACTATGATAGACTCCAGATCCATTCTCTACAAAATATAGAGTGGATTGTGATCGTTCAGTGCTTGCAATACCAACAAAAGTACCAGTGGATCCAAGACCAACTCTAACAGTTGCAATACCAATTAGATCATCAGAAATTTTTGCGACATAAACACTTGATTGGTCTGCAAGAGTTGTAGTTCCAATGCCAGTTGAAGAAACTACTAGAGATGATCCTCCATTATTCGAATACGTAACTAGATCACCCGTCTCTAGTCCGTGATTTGGAATATAAATCGATTTGGTTGGAATAAAAATCTGTGTAATTCCAGCGCCAGGATTACTAAAGGTAATCGTTGTTCCAATACCAACACCAGATAAAGTCCCAAGACCAACAGAATCTACTGGATTAAAATAAACTTGGGTGTTAACTCTATAATCATAAGAAGTTCTATATCCAGCATTGATAAGTAACTTTCTTGGATTTTCTTTGAGTTGAGTAGATGAAGTATGAGCTACTCCTGCGGTTCCTTGATATGCTCTAATAACTCTAATTCTTGAATTTCTTTTATCAACATTGAGAACCTTTACCTTTTCATTTTCGATAGAAAGAATGTCATTCTCTTTTATGTTTGGATAATTTAAAATACCAGAAACGTTAATGTAAGTAATGATTCCCGTTACTCCTGTACTACCGATGCCAGTAGCCACCGTTCCAGAAGTTGTTCCAACTCCAGAAATGGTTAAAATATTTGTAGATACACCAACTTTATAGAATCCCTCTATGAATGATGATGTTGTGCTTAGTCCATAGACTGAAACAGTATCATTATTTTTAAAATTGTGTGGATTATTTGCAATAACGAGATAATCTCCCTTATTTTCGCCAGGATATATCTCTACACTTGATATAGTACTAGTAGCAACACTTACTGAAGTTACTGATTTTCCTTCAATTCTTGAAACTCTAGCACTTAATCCATCGCCTTGAGTGTCAGTATTATTGAATACGACCGAATCGTTAACTTTGTAGTTTGCTCCACCAGTTACAATTCCAACGGATTCTACAACCCCAGGAGATGCAAATTTAACATCTACTGTTTGATTTAGATTATTTGGTATTGTTAGATATGAATATGATGCATCACCATTAATCAAATTATAGAAATAAGTATTTCTAGACCATTTAGTTTGGTTTAGATCAAGATCGTCCTGGTTTGAATTCTTCTGGAAGTTAAAATCAATTGGTCTTGATCTAAAAGAATCCCCAACCAAATATGGGAATTTTGGTTGTTTGTAGTTTGAAAACTTTCCACCACTATCTGCAGTTGCTTCAAAAGTAGCAAAATATGCATAAGTTCCTTTTGGAAACTCTGGGGTAATACAGAATCTACCATTATTTTCATCAAGAACTGTATCATCACCTTTTTTGTAATATGTAAAGTCTTCTACAAAAAATCCAAGTTCAAAAGAAGTTAATGAGGGTCTGTTTGACTTGCTTTCAGATACATATCCAGATTTAAGTTGAGTAACAATACCCCCAGTTTTTGTTACATATCCATATGGACCATAAATTGGATTTCCATCGTAGGCCCAACCAATGATTGGAGAGTGACTTGTGGAATCTACTTCAATATTATTTTGCTTTGATAAATCAGTTTTTCCATATACTTTATTCCCATTCTGATCTGATGGTTGTACAGTCTCTCTTAGTTTTCTAGGAGCATATAAATGAGCGTATTGAAGACCAAATGTTTCATTAATTCCAGTGGATACAATTCCATCATCAGAAGTAAATGATGCATAATACTTTTTAAATAGATTGATAGTCCACGCTTGTATCTTTGCTTGGAACTCTGCTAAAGATCCAGAAGGAATTACTGTAATTGAAGTAGATCCCTGAGAATATCCAATTCCACTTTCAATTACTTTTACGGAAGTAAGTTGACCGTTACTAATGACTGGAGTAACCACAGCACCAGTTCCAGTACCATTTACAATCAACGTTGGTGGAGAATTATATTCAGATCCTGTATTATCAACTAATACTTCAGTAATTTTTCCATCTGTGGAAACTATAGGATTTAATTGTGCAGATTTTCCTGTTTTTAGTGTGAAGGATGGTTGTCTATAGAAATTAATAATCTCGGAAGAACCATATCCAACTCCACCAGAATTTAAATGTACAGATGTAACTTGTCCCCTAAAAATGGGTTGAATAACTGCATCAAAAGTCTTTGTCCCAATTGAAGATAGTCCAACATTTCCAATAAGTTCTACTTTAATTTCTGGGTAATTAAATACGTGAGTACCAAGACCAACAGAATTAAGATTAACATACTGTTTAGTATCATAGTAGAAATTGATACCAGTGCTTCCAACACCAACTGTAGAAAGTTTAAATGAGTTGTCATCTACTTTAGTTACAATATATTCAGTATTTGTAGATAATCCACTAATTGGTGTGAAATCAGTCGTATATACAATTTTTTCTCCGGAATTGTATCCGTGATTGTTAATTACGATTTGAGATAGTGAAGTATTGATTCCTAGATGTGTTGTTGTTCTTTTCTTATTTTCATATCCAGATCCAGAATTTTCTACATTAATGGATCCAACCACAGATTTTTGATTGTATGATTTAAGTTTATGATTACCAATACCATAGGATGATAATGTAATGGTATTAATACCAGAAATGGCATCATCTAAGGTCTTGTGTAACTTGATTGTAAAGTTATCTTTTATAGAAACAAAATAGGAAGAATCTGTAGATAGTCCACCAACACCTCTTTGACTATCTGTTTTGTAGATTACTTGCTCACCATTCCTAAATTTGTGGTATGTTGTAAATCCAATCGTTGATAATGCGCTACCAATTCCAATTAGATCTGCATTACCTTGAGAATTGAAAGTAGATTCGTGCTCTACTAACTTCATATTTGCAAATGCTTTTGCACCAACACCATTACCACCGGTAATTTTAATAATTGGTGTATCTAGATAATCAAATCCAGGATCAATAATTCTAATTTCTTGAAGTGATCCACTAATTGCACAGAATCCTGTTGCACCTACTCCCAGAGAATCTGTAATACTTAAAACTGGGGGATTGATAATATCATAGTTTGATCCTGGAGCAGTTACTTCAACTTCTTTTATCTCACCATAATATATCGATTCTTTTGCCTTATAATTTAGAATCTCTACACCATTAAGAAGCATTCCAGTAAATCCTGGATTCGTTTTGTAAATATTGCCGTCATCAATTGGTGAAGATAATTCTCTAAGTAACTTTTGTGTTCCTAATGTTTTAGACTTGAACTCATAAAGTTCAATCTTATTGTTTGTTACTGTGGTACTACTTGATATTGATACAAAGATACCATTAAAGATATTAGTTCTACTTTTTGCAAGACTAATTCTGCTAGAGTCTATTCTTTTAACGAAATAAATTCCTTCATCAAATAAAGAACTATTAGTTGATGTTGTTGTGACAGTAGAACCTTGAGAATCTATGGATGTTGTCGTAATTTTTTCTGGGGTATAATAAACACTATCTCCCGTATAGAATCCGTGATCTGAATTTGGGGTTATAGTGAAAACTGTCCCCGAAAAAGTTCCAGAGAATGTAACGGATCTATCCGTAGTTGATAATAATTGATTATAGTATGATGGTATAGATGAAGAAGAAACTAATGTTCCATCTCCAAGTTTGTATATATTTTGAACATTAGAGTTTACAACAGAAATACCAGAAAAATAAGTAGAACTTGCTTTAAGTATGCTTTTTTTGATAGTATAACTATCAATTAAACTTAATGATCCTTGTCCTTTAACAGTGCAAGTCGAATTTGAAACTAAATCAATAACAGTCGATGATTTTTTATCACCAGAACTTGTAATTATATCAATCTTGTCCCCAATTTTTAAAATATTTGGATTTGAAGTCGTAATATCATAAGTATCGTTTGTTCCCCGAGAAACAATTGATTTTACTTTGTAAGAAATTGGAATATTAAAGAACCAATCTCTTGAATAAACATCGTTAGAGTTTACGCCCAAAGTTCTAATTACAGAAGTATCATTTTTATAGTGATACCTAGTATCTCCCAAAATTTCTGTGGAGTTTAAAATTGAAGTTACTCTTAATTTTACTAAAGACCCATCGGGATCATATGCATAGGCATATGTATTAATTCCAACAGATGCAGTATCTAAAATAGTTTTCGAAACTCCAGAACATCCAAAAAATTGAGTTAAAGATTTTGAAGTATAACTAACGATTCCTGTAGTTTGGTCACCATAATTTACTAGAAGTTGTCCATTTGCTGGAAATCCAACAGTAGAATCTACATCAAAAACAGTTGTTCCAGCAGAAACTGGGCCTACTATCTTTGTTCTTGGATGAACAGTGAATTTTCCAATCGTAGCGCCATTAGCAATAATATCTCTATTATACCCAGAGTCTAAACTTAACTTATAGTAAGTATTTCCAATACCAGAAATTATTTTTTCTACATAAGTTATTGGACTACGAGCATAAGAAATAATATCGTAAGCATTTTGGTATAAAGTTTGATTTGTTAGATTTGATGGATCACCAGAAATGCTTTCTACAACAATGTCATTTGTTAATCTATAATGAGCATCTGATGGTCTGAAAAGATTTTCTTTTGGTCGAATAATCTTTACATCTTTTCCATACAAAACTTTAAAAAGAATTTCAAAAGATTCATCAGTTCCTTTGCTCTGATAGAAATCTTTGACTTGCTTTAAAAAGATAGATTGATTTAAATCGGAGTATAGAGATCTATCTTCAAATCCAGGTGATAGTTGATATTTTGTTTTAGATAAAAACTCTTTAAGAAATAGAGAACTTAAATTAATAATTTTAGTTCCCTTAGCGTGACTAGAAGATTCGGTGGATTTAAATGTTAGTTGATCTGGGACATTCTGTGTAGTATAAGAAGATATGCCACTAAAACCTCTTATACATCCAACGAAAGAATTTGATGTTTTGGAAGTATATGTGATAATTTCATCATCAATTTGAATTAGACCATAAGAATCGGGAAAATCTGACGTACCCTGATTATTCAAACCAACATCAACATTGATAGTCGTATCAATATCGGTTATATCAGAGTTGAGATACAAATATTCAGTGTTATTTGTAAGTTCATCTACTTTTACATATTGATCTATATTCTGGATTAAATCAACAGGAGCACCTTTAAATTCCTGCGAGATATAATATTGTGAAAGAAATTCAGATATTAATGGAAACTCTTCCCTTACATATGCAGGAAGTTGATTCTTAACGATGTTGCTAAACTGAACTCTTTTTTCTGTCATTTTATTATGATCTTACTAAATTCCCGTTAGTGTAACTTGATGATACGATGTAGTTTGATGCTGAAGGATCTAGTCCAGATGAAATCTCATCTATGACCATTTCAAAATTACTCTTACTAATATCTAGTTGCAAATACAAATCCTGTAATCCGATGACATCATTTGATTTTGGTGTTGCTGATATTTCAATAATTGGTTGACCATTCTTTTGTTTTGCAGATGATATTATGATCGGATTTAAGGTAATAATTCCAGATTTATAATTGATGACTCCAACATTTCTTCTTATAATTGTTGGAGAGGTTGAAGATACATTTGGAACATTGAATAAAAAGATGGATCCAGTCGTTCTATTTGTATCAGGAATATCTGATAAGTAAACATCTTGAGATATTCCACTTACTCTAAATGATGTGGACTTTATGTTATATCCACTCATACTATTAATGTGAAATTCGTTACCAAATCCTATTGAGTATTCTGCAAAACTATTTAAGGAAACTCTGAGATCTCTTCTAATTTGGATTTTAGTAATATTAGAAGTCACTGATTCGTGACTTTCATCAATAATTTTTAAAAATTTACTATACTTAAATCTTGCACCATACTTATTCAGTTCAGTCGATTCTGAATATTTTGTAGCATTTGATTGAACAACACTAGAGACATATGATGCGCTAGGAGCAAGATTTGTGTTGTAATAGATTTTAGAATCTGTTTCAATGTAGAGGTATTTTAGATCTAAAATTTCAGGAACAATACCAGCAACCGCATATTTTTTGAGTTTAAGTTTGATATTTTCTTTTACTAAGTTTGATAAGAAGTCTCCACTTCTGGGCTTTATGCTTATGAAGACTTTTCCGTATTGTGGTGGAATTAATTCTTCCCCACCGAAAACTGATATTGATTCTGTTTCTGGATAAATCTTTGATGGAATCAAAGTTTCATAATCATTTGCCGTTACCGCTCTATTTTGAGAGGAATATATTCTTGGTGCATACTTTTTGATTGATTCTACAGATTCAATATTCTCTCCACCAGAAGCAATCAATCCAGTGGTTAAAAGTGATACTCCAGAGGTAACGGTATAGTCAGTAGAATTTCTAGTGTAGGTTAATCTACCAGAATATGAAAACTGACCAACTCCATTAGCAGAATCACCGTTTGTTGTAATATAAGATACTTCTATATAATTTCCTTCTTGAAGTGCCTTTCCGAATACATTATCTCCAAATATTAATTCATATCTTTCATCTTCTATTTCTTGTAAAAAATAAACTTCAGATTCTTTATCAATTTCAAAAAGACTATCTTGTTGATTATATTTTACGGAAACTGAGGACTGTTGATTGTTTTTAACAATTACAGATATTAAATTTGTATCGATTCCAGAGTTTGGTAGAATGTATCTTTGATTAGGATTTCTGGAGGTGTATGTAAAATTAGAAGTTAACAATGTTCCTTCATAAATTGGAACATCATTAAATGATGCTACACCATCAAAAACAGGAACTGTGATATCTTCCAGAATTGAAAAAACAAATGACTGATTACCAAAAGTTCCAGAGGTGCTTGCTACGGGTCCTTTCTTAAGAGTTAAAGATACTGGAGTTGGAATAATACTAGAACAGTCTACGAAAAAACTTATTGTTGCTTTTGCTGCTTTTTTTGATCTGGGTATATAACCAATCGTTCTTGCTAGAGAAACTACATTCTCTCTTAATGTTGCACTATCAAGAAATACCTCATTTGCAACCATATTTGCATTGTAAGAGGTAATATAGGTATTATATGCCAGAACATCAAGAATCGTTGAAAGGTTAGACCCTTCAAAATCATAATCTGTAAAATTTGAGTTTGCTTTGAGATAATCTCGAAGCGTTGTTTTAATCTGGTCGAAGTCCAGATTTGTAAAGTTTACTAGAGGCATTTACCTTGTTGGTTGCAATACAAATTGTAGTTGTTGTGCAGGAACATCTGCTCCAATAATGTTATAAACTATGACCACATCAAATGAGTTATTATCATAGTCAGGATATGCTTGAACATCAATCAACTGAACTCTTGGCTCATAGTTTTGAATTGATTGTCTAATCTCATCAACAATCACTGATGCAGATATGTCATCAACATTTTCAAAAAGTGTCCTGGAGATGTTTGATCCAAAATTTTCATTAAAAAACTTCTCTCCAGGCACTGTAAATACAATATTTCGAATTGAACGAGAGATGGCAGACTCATTTTTAAGAGCAATCAAGTCACTATTCAGGGGATTAACCTGAAATGACATACTAATATCCTTAAATCCTTGACTTACCCTTTCTAGAGGCATTGAATAGTATAATTCTGTCTTATTTATTCGGGATTTTTGACTTCATATAGGGGTTCAGTCCCATATTCCCAATCATCATAGTCTTCATCATTACGAATTTTTTCGTGAATTTCGTTCTGATGATAAAAATCGTGTTTTTTTGGTGTTAAATCGTCATTTGCAATCTCACGAAGCATCTTTTGCTTCTCTATTTTTGATTCCCACCCATATTCTGATGCCAAAAATTGGGTTCCCCACTCATTTTTCATAAAATTTTCGTCTTTATCGACTTGTTTGGTCATTTTTTAGCTCCTGATCTGTTAAATCAGAACTTTTTACGGGGTTGCTATCCCGTTATCAATATAAAAACCCTCTCTTAAGTAGTCTTCGTCACGAATAAAAGTGAAATCTTGATATTTTTCTATTTTTTCTCCTTTCCAAACAGGAATAGCAACAGTGTTTCCATAACGAAAGTCTGGATTTTGACGAAAATGAACTTCTATTAAGTTATTATCAATAAATTCACAGTTAATCCACTCATAATCTCCTTTTAAGTCATTCAATATTTCCGGAAACTTTATATCTCTATCTATTCTACTCCATTTTTTCCATTTATATAGTGGACTATCAGTGTTCCTTTCTCCAATTACGACTAATTTTGGTTCTTTATCTTGAAAATCAACACTTACGTGTTCACCTTTAAAGATCTCACACCAAAACTCTGATGGGTGTAGATTATCTGTAGAATCATCTATCCACTCTATACGCGAAAATCGTCCCATACCAAGTAAATTAATACTTGGTCGGACGATATAATGACCTGGGGTAGGAACAGAACACCCTACAGGACCACAGAGATACCTTAGACGACGCGATAAAAATAACTTGTTATAAACCCATAAATCTTCATCGTTTATGCAATTCCATTCTTCTTTGGAATCTAAGTGGTACATAGACCTACACGATTGCGATGAAGTGTGTAATTCTTTTGAATCCGAATATCAGAGTTTTTAAACGTCCAACATTCACCATTACTATCTAGAAAAACAACCCATTCTAAATCGTGTTCTTGAGAACGATCGATCATAAAAAAAGCCCAACCATTACCTTTTGGAGTAATGACTGGGATAGTTGGATTTAATTGAATCACTTACCTTGGCCGCGATATCTTTTTTTACGTCCATTGCGAGAGGTCGCACTGAGTAATGTACGAGCAGAACGCCCTTGACGAGTTTTCTTAGGTGCTCCTGGTTGAAATAAAACCTTACTACTTCCGCCTTTAGCCATTTAAAATTTCCTCCATTTCTATTTCGTTTGGATTAATGTCCTCACCCGAGTAAAAACGCTCAGAGAAGTCTTGAAGAACCTCAGTACATTCTTCTGCACTGAGGTTTGTATAAATCTTATGCCCTTTATAAAGCACGTTATAGTTCATCAGATAATACGAGTCTTTTCGTGCCCAACACGAATACGAGGATCGCACCAGATTTCAAAACCCTGTTCCTTAGCATCGAGACAGAATGAAACATCCTCACCGCACATATCCTGCACATTACCAGATTCAAAGACTTGCATCTTTGGAGCAAACCAAGGATACTCCAGATTTTCAAAAACACCTTTTTTAATCAGTACCCAACCAAAACCAGTGTAATCCACTGTGAAAGGCTTTCTACGCTTCGAAATCGATTCAACAGTTTCGTGATTCATCACTCCACCATTCTTACGGAAATCATCCTCTTCTAACCAGTGTGCGACAGAAGTTGTGTGTCCATCTTCAGTGGCATACCATCCAGCAGTAATTTCACGCTCTGTACCATCTTCTGAGATTGCTAGATCACAGAGCTGCCAGAACTTGTTAGAATCAAAAACAATATCACTATCAATCCAAAGTTGATAATCATATTCAAGTTTTCCATCCCAGGGAATTTGCTTTGGACCACGAAGAACATTTGCACCTAAACATTTACAACGTGCAAAGTTCACCATAGAAGAATAGTCTTGAGAAATCTGAATACTCATCCCATTCTGTACAAGATCAAAACAAAGTTGTACAAATGCCTTTAGAAAAGTAAATGAACATCCACGTCCAGGTAAACAGAATACAATACTCTTACCTCGCATTCTTTCTTTAATTGCATCAATATCCCATTCCACTTCTTTGGGTTTGGGTGCAGTTGCTTTAACAGTAAATCCTTTTGCCATAAGTTAAATAAACCTTCAAGTTCAATTTTATCAGTCTATATATGCTTTTGTCAATATTAATGAGAAGAATTTAAAACGACCTCTTTACTCAGTAGAAGTTCTTCAAAAGATAAATCATCTCTTGCATATTCTGTCTTAAGAACATCTACAAGTTTCTGTAATGCATTCCAAGTAATTTCAAAATCTTCTTCTTTTAATGAATGAAATATACACTTATCCTTTGCATAAATGTGATATATTTTTTCCTGTGCAGGCATAAAAAATCTCCGGAAATTTTTTCTTTCAGTTTTATTTCGTCACCGCATTATATATCAGCACTAAACAAAATCCTAGTGCAACAAAAAAGGGGCGTGGATAACGTATCATCCATCCTGCTAATACAACCTTCCAGAAATTCCAATAGGGCGATCTCCGATAATATCGTCGGGGGTTTCGAAGACTAATCATACTTCCGGGATTTTTTTAAAAGAGAGATAAATCAAGGTCGGTGTACGGAGTTGTTATAGATTAGGGTAGTTAGGGGTTTTTATATACGCATCGCCGCCGCAACGATATAAACAACGACCGCAAAACACTGCC